CTAAAAAACGACCGCTTACGACAAAACAACGAAAACTTATCAAAGGCGTAGCGGAAGGTAAGACACAAAAGCAAGCGGCTATTGATGCGGGATACTCTTCTAAATACGCAGAATCAGCCGCAAGCCACGAACTCAACAAAACACAAGTTAAGGCCACTTTGCAGGAACTTATGGACAAAGCAGGTCTTTCAGATGATGTATTATTAGCTAAACACGTTGAACTAATGAACGCACAAAAAACCATATCAACGGTATCTGGCAAAGATGCAGGAAGCGGTACGGTTGACTTTGTAGATGTTCCTGATTACCAGACACAATGCAAGGCTCTTGAAATGGGCTATAAACTTAAAAGTGCTTTTGTTGAAAAGAAAGAAGTAACCTTTCCTGATGGTGTTAAATTAAATATCAATTTCATATCATGCCAGAAGTAGAAATCGACATAAATTTCCCCGAAAAATTACAATTCCTGTTCGTCCCTTCCCGTTATAAAGTTGCCCATGGTGGTCGTGGTGGTGCAAAGTCATGGGGCTTTGCAAGGGCTTTGTTAATACTTGCGAGTCAAAAACCTTTGCGTATTCTTTGTGCTCGTGAATTCCAGAACTCAATTCAAGAATCAGTTCATAAGTTATTATCTGAGCAAGTTGATTCAATGGGTTTGACCCACCACTATGAGGTGTTGCAATCAACCATCCGAGGCAAAAACGGCAGTGAGTTTATGTTTGCCGGACTCAAGACAGACCCGACAAAGATTAAGTCAGCCGAGGGATACGATATTTGTTGGATCGAAGAGGCTGAAAAGGTATCAAGTCAGTCATGGGATATATTAATCCCAACAATACGTAAAGACGGATCAGAAATTTGGGTATCATTCAACCCTCATATTGAAACAGATTCAACCTACCAGCGTTTTATAATCAACACTCCACCTAATGCGCAAGTTGTAGAAATATCCTGGCGCGATAATCCTTGGTTTCCGGTTGAGTTGGAAAATGAAAGAAAATATCTGCAACAAACAGATCCGGATGCTTATCTCCATATATGGGAAGGTCACTGTTTACGCGTAGGTGACAATCAATTAATAGGTTTATCTGAGGCCGTAGATGCTTCTAACAGGGTTTACAGAGAGTCAGACATATCACATGCCCCTATTGTTTTAGGCGTAGACGTTGCCAGGTACGGTGGCGATAGATCAGTTATATTCAGACGGCAGGGGTTAATTGCTTTCAATCCTATCATATTTAACCAAATTGACAACATGACGTTAGCCGGTAGGGTAGCGAAAGAAATAGAAGAACACAAACCTGATGCCGTGTTTATAGATGCTGGGCGTGGAGAAGGCGTCATTGATAGACTCCGGCAATTAGGATATCAGATACAAGATGTCAATTTTGGTGGTAGACCACAGAACGATAAATATCAAAATAAACGGGCTGAAATGTGGTGCGACATGGCAGAATGGATTAAGACCCGTGGTTGTATCCCATACAACAATGATCTTTTGCGTGATTTAGCAAGTCCCACATATCAATTCAGTAATGCCTCGAATAAGTTTGCGCTTGAAAGCAAAGAACTTATTAAAGCCCGTGGTGGTCGTTCACCCGACCTTGCTGACGCCCTAGCGTTAACATTTGCGTTCCCTGCATCTAAAAAACAAATAAGTATGTTGCCAGGGCAAAACAAAACAAGATCATACGACCCACTTTCCCGCGCATAAATACATTGACAAAACAGTGTTTTTTTGTTATGCAGTGAATGTATAAAACTACACAGTTGGGTAAGTGGGGTAAATTATGTGCTTTGGCGGCGGTTCACCTAGTCCACCAGCAGCGCCACAAGCGGCACCGGAAGCGCAAGACAAAGGTGTTGTCGATGCTCGCGACTCAGAACGCAGGCGTAGGCAGTTAGCCGCTGGTAATACAAACTTTACAGGGCCAAGCGGTGTACCCGCTCCGGCTCTGCTTCAAACAAAAACCTTGCTTGGACAATAAAGTAACGTTTTATTACCTCAACGGGAGGCAATAAAATAGACGCTTAGTCAAAATGGAGACAAGCGCAATATGGAACAAGTCAAGTATTACCGCGATCGTCATTCGGCATTAGTAACAGAACGCTCCTCATGGCTTACGCTTTGGATGGAACTTTCACGTTTTATATCTCCTCACTCTTCAAGATTCCTCACAACAGACCGCAATCGTGGCGATAAGAAACTTCAAGAGATAATTGACATCACTGGCTGTACGGCCTTGCGTTCATTCAAGTCTGGCATGATGGCTGGCACTGCGTCCGCTTCAAGGCCGTGGTTTCGGTTAGCCATATCTGACCCTGCGCTTCAAGAAAACAAGGGCGTTAAGATGTGGCTTTTTGCCGTCGAGCGTATCATGCGCGACCAGATAGCCCGATCCAACTACTACAAGACAGTACCAATCAAGTATGCGCATCTTGGGGCGTTTGGCACTGCTGCCTTTTTAATCTTAGAAGATACCGAAACAGTCTTTAGGTGTTACCCGCTGCCTGTTGGTTCTTACTGCCTTAGTCAGAACAGTAAAGGCAAGGTTGATACTATTAGCCGTGAATTTGAAATGACGGCCAAACAGCTTGTAGAAGAGTTCGGCATTGATAACATTTCAACCGCCGCCAAGACCGCTTACGAAACATGTGCGAAAGATAAATGGTTTAAAGTAATTCATTTTATTGGGCCAAACCAAAAACGCGACCCATACAGAATGGACAACGTTAATAAGCCATTTATCGAGTGTTACATTGAACAAGGCTGCGATGAAGAAAGGTTCTTACGCCAAAGCGGGTATGACGAGTTCCCTGCTGTTTGCCCACGATGGGAAACAAACGGGGAAGACGCATATGGCACTAACCACCCCGGTATGATTGCTCTTGGCCCGATCAAAGGGCTACAAGTCGAGCAAAAAGACAAGCTGATGGCGATTCATAAGATGGTTGACCCGCCTTTGATTCTTGATACCATGATGCAGAACCAGTCTGTTGACTCCCTGCCTGGTGGAATTAACTTCGGGAATATCGCCAATGGTGGCGGTGGACGGCCTCTTTATGAAGTCCAGCCACGTGTCAATGAACTGATGATGGATATTCAAGAAGTCCAGAGGTCCATTAACCGGGCTTTCTTTGTTGATATCATGGAAATGTTTATGAACGGTGACACCCCGCAAATGAACAATCCCGAAGTAGAACAACGGGCGCAAGAGCGTATGTGGGCTATCGGCCCTGTTATGGAAGCAATGAACGATGAATCGTTCAATCCTACCATAGATCGTTTTTTTAACATCATGTTGCGTCGTGGCATGTTCCCCGAACCTCCTACAGAGATACAGGGGCAGGAACTCAAAGTTGAGTATATCTCAATCATGGCGCAAGCGCAGAAAGCAATGGGCGTTGGTTCGATAGAAAGAACTATCGCCTTCATTGGTAATCTTGCTGCTACTAATCCGCAAGTCTTGGATAAGCTGGACATGGACCAGAGCATTGACGAATACGCCGAAATGGTGGGCGCTCCACCTTCGACAATCCGAAGCGACAAGGAAGTACAGGAAATCAGGGAAGGCCGCGCACAACAAGAACAAATGGCAAAAATGGCAAGCATGGCGCAACCACTTCAACAGACTGCACAGGCCGCTAAGTTGCTATCCGAGACCGACGATGGTACAGGTAGAAACCCGCTTGCTACTGTCTTGGGGCTTAATTAATGAGACCCGTTAATCCAAACAACAAAATATTTCATGTAGGGAAAGTAACCGCTGAATTACCAAAAGACAGCGAAGAAATACCACTGCACGAAGTTTCTGTTGGTGGGGAGCCTTTGGTGCAGTTCGACAATGGGGTTGCTGTTTATGACACCACAATGTCAACGGTTTTCGGCACTCAATCGCTGTTAAATCTTCGCAATCGATTAAAGGTATCCACCGATTTTGAAGATGTTCAAGTTGTCGGCAGAATTGGGGCATCAAACGAGGCTTTAGGTATTGATTGCGCTGGAAAACAAACCGTTCTTGTTCAACTTGCTGGCACTTGGACTGGTACAGTTACTTTTGAAGCAAGGGGAAATTCGGGCAATTTCCAGACCATTAACGGCGTAGCTCCCAACGGCTCGGCCCTTGTTTCTACTACGACCGCAAACGGTATTTTTAGATTTAATACCGGTGGTCATACCCGTTTCCAAGCCCGTTTTTCGACCGCCACAACCGGCACAGTCCAACTTGCCTTGATTGCGTCCGCTGAATTGTCCCTCGTTTCGTTAGGCGCGCCGGTTCAAGGTTCGCAACTACAACCGCTTACACAGCGAGCGAGTTCTTACGAGCTCAGTACGTTTGACACCTACTTGTCTGGGACATTGACGCGCCCCACTGTTGACCCGGCACCAATCGCGCCTTCGGCTCCGACATTACCATCAAGTTACGTTTCCAACTTCTTGGGTAAATTCCCACAGATATACCCCAGAGCACGCGTCGAAATAGGTGGAGATCAACGATTACCATTAGCACAAGACCCTTTAACCAAAAGATTAAGCGTCCAATATGACGAGGGCACGCGGCTGTTAGAAGAAATCCTGCTGCAACTCAAAATGCTAAATCAAGCAACCATGCAGGCCAACAACATAACCCCGCCTAGAGGGTGGGAAGAAATCAGATAATTAGGAGTTTATTATGCTCGCAGAAGGCAAAACAGGCCCACAAATTTTAGCAGACGGCGCACAAGCTACAGCAAGGATGGATAAAACCGGCGCACTTTGCACAGCACAGTCACACGGAGGATACACTGAAGCCGCCTATAGAGGGGCAATCATGGAGGTTTGTAACCCCGTTGCAGGTATTGCCCCAGGGACAGCACTTTCAACCACTCCACCGCTTATCCTTTGGAATCCACCATCAAGCGGCAAAAAACTTTCTGTTCTCAAAGCATCAATGGGGTATGTATCAGGCACTTACGGAGCGGGCTCAATTCTTCTTGCTGCTGTTTTGTCACAAGTAACCGTACCGACAACCGGCACAGAGCTTACACCGGTTTGTTCTTTGCTCGGCGCTCCTCGTGGCGTGGGACGTGCTTTTGCTGGTTCAACGCTGGCATCCGTACCGCAGATCATTCGGCCAATATTTAGTTTTGGTGCAATCTTGGCAACCTCAGTATTCCAGCCGACCGATTGCGTCGACGTTCTTGACGGTTCAATCGTTGTGACTCCCGGCACATGCCTTGTCATGCAGGGACTCGGAACCGCAGGGACCACACCTCTTGCCATATTCAGCTTCACTTGGGAAGAAATCCCAGACTAGAAAGGGTTTTTATGCTGATTAATATGTCTCAGGACAATTTAAACGAACTCAACGAGGACTTGATTCAGTTCAAGTCCTTTCTTGAAAGTCTTAAAAATGGCGATGGTATTTCTTTTTTTGGTAAGAGACTAGACAGTCAATCCGCTGATAAGATTGACTCGTTTTTAACCCGTTTGAACAGGTGGGTGTAGTGTCTCAGACTCTTCAAGAAATACAGCTAGAAGCAAGGCAACGCGACCTTGCCGACATAGCCAAGTTAATGGACTCCGCAGAAGGTAGGCGGGTTTTATACCGCATACTTGAAGATGCAAAGATATTTCACATTACTGGCAACTTGGATGCAATGTATCTGGCTTGTCGCGAAGGGCAACGGAACATAGGACTGGCAATACTGAATGACATTATGGAAGCTGCACCAAAGAAATACCAAGTAATGATGTTGGAAGCAAAGGAACGGCGATACTTGAGACAGAAACGGGAAGAGGCTGCAAGGGCAAAAAAACAGGAGAGCGAAAATGAACGAGAATACTGAATCAACCGAAACTGCAACCGAGTCAACCACCGAGGCAACTGAAACCGTTGAAACTCCGGTCACTGAAACCACGACTGAAACAACCACAGAAGAGGTAAAGACCGAAGAGGTTGAAAAGCCTATTGAGTACGAACCTTTTGCCGTGGCCGAAGGTCTGACGCTTGACGAGAATTTGGCAAACGTATTTAAGCCGGTGTTTGCCGAAATGAAGCTTGACCAAGCCGCAGCACAAAAACTTGTTGATTTGTATTCCACCGAAGTAGTCAAGAAACAGATCGACAGTTGGAACGCCACCCTGGACGGATGGGATGAAGCGGCAAAGAAAGATCCTGAAATTGGCGGCACAAAGTATGAAGCCAGCACAAAAGCCGCTGAACTGGCTTTTAACTCGTT